ACACACACATTAAGAGTTTCACACAAACACAAAGATAGCTACTTGCTAACAGAATTAATTCCGACACACCACCTCAACATGAACCAACGAGAGAAGGACAGTTACCCCCTTCAAACCACCACCTCAGCAGCGAGACAACCACGAATATTGGTATTAGAGTGACTAGGAATGATACATATTAACAAGACTATAACAGACAAGACAAACAAATCAGAACGGTGGCGGAGTTCCCACAATGGTACATCTCCTTACCAACTCACGTTCATCACGCAATCACACAGAAGACACACACACACAGACACATTTCTCCTTATAAGGTAAAGTGAACCCTAAGGATCTAGTATCCAAACATGCGGCGAGAATTGGAAACAGGAGCGGCTGGAACCGGTACTGTCTCTTTTTCCTCACCATAGAGAACCAACGGAGCATCGTTAAAGCGCTTCTTCAAAAACGCCTCAAACATACCTTCCAAGTCAGTCTCTTCCCTCGAACGACGAAGGGGGTGGTACGTCAAGCCACTAGAAATCTGAGTTATCATAATATCTGCGGTACCGGCGGCAAATCCAGACACACCACTAATAGTGATGGTGTTTGCAGCACCAGTCCCAGCAGCATTGACATTAAAAACCCAATATCCAGTAGCTGTGCCTCCATTCACAGAAGACACAGTGTAAGTGCTACTATCCACCAACACATAATTCCCTACAATGTTAGATCCAGGAGTGAGAGTAATCCCACTCGAAGATGAACCATCGAACCCACAGGCTACAACAAAAGTACCTGCAACAGGGAGAGTGAAAGTGGTCTTAGTAGCAACTGACTGCAACGTTGACCCTAAACGCAAAACACCACCAGTAGTACCAAGGTACGCTGTAGTAGTGGCTCCTGAGGCAGCAGGATACTCAACTATATGAGCTTGCAACAAATTCTGCCCTAAAGGAGTTTGCTGTTTAGGTCTTATCATAGTAAAAGAATAGGTAACGTACAATTCACCAATCTCAGTAGTCACGGCATTACCAGAGGTAGCCATCTGAAAAAGACCCAAATCATAGAACTTGGATGTACTATTGGACGGAGCGGCGGAATTACCACTTGGATTGACAAAGTAGTTATTCAACGCAAAATCGCCACGACGTGAATTGCGCACCTTATGGCCTTGCATAACATCATGCATAATAACAGGCGCATAAGGGGGACCCTTGACACTACCAACATAATTTTCCATCTGCGTATCACTCGTGAAAGCGACATCATCAGGGTCATAGTTGGTGGCAAGGATAACCTTACCTGCAGAAGCTGTACCATTTGTAGCAGTGTACGCGTCAGTCTCAAACGAAAACTGACAAAAATTACACCGATACTCCTCATAAGTGGCAGCTATCTGACTAAAGATAGGAAACAACACAGAGTTACCCGGGTTGATATAGAGAGACTGAGCTATCGTGAAGGCTGAAGTACCCGACACGTTACCTATCTTTTCTCTCCTGATGGCAAAACGATCTTCGATCGTACTCTTATTAGTAACAACTCGAGATTTGTTTAAACCATCGGTAGCCATATAAGAAGAACCCATAGGACGATTACCGCCTTTGCGATTACGCTTGCGATTACGCCTCTTTTTAGGGTTACCTTGCTTAACAACAACAATAGGAGCACCAGCAGGCTGACGAGGGCGACGAGGACGTCGTTGACGCTTGTCAGCATTTAACTGCTGTTCTATTTTGTTGAGCTTTGCAGCTATGGCAGGATTGGAAGCTAAACCTGGTCCCTTCACCATCGTGACGGGGGAACAGGAACAAATAGTTTTTGAAGATTGAGAATACAAACTAAGGGTAGTAGATTGTTGATTAAGGGTTTCAAACATATAAGGTATAAATTTATCCTCGCGCTCGAGCGCGCCTTCAGTTCCGTACTTGCGAATTATATGCTCAAAGGCAAACGCACTTTCCGCGAACTTGACCGGCCGCACATGTACATGCGTGGACTCTAATCCAGTATAAATACCCCACAACTCCGAATCGGTTAAGTAACTCTTCCAAGCAGTCACTATAGCAGGATCATCTCGATACTCTTCTCTCGCTGTATAATTGCGGAGCCAAGCTATGAGGTCGCCAAACCAATTTCTACAATCCTCGCACGGAAACGTCTCTTTACGAATTCCACATGCGCGCACTATTGTTGTTGCAACAGTCTGATCTTCATTGTATATGAGCATACTGGTACGCATCTTCTCGCAGTCTATATCAGGCAAATACATGCCATGACCTAGCTCGGGTACGTCCACCATTTTAAAAGTATGTCCTAAGAAGCTACATTCATGATTAAATCTGAAGTGCTCGACATCTATATGGTACTCCATATCAATTTCCTTCGCCATAGCGAGGATCGACTTAGCATTAAACAAGTGCTGTATCTCAGGGTGAACTGACACATTAATATCGTCACCACATATACACATCACCACATAGTAGTGGAAAGCCTCGTAAGAGTGATACTCTTCAGGCATAATAAGGTGCCACAAAACAACCATATCCATGAAATTCTTCAACGTATTGTCAGGTGTTGTACACGCTTGACCGGAAGGGTTACCGGACTCTCGTCCTAACACAGTTCCATCGGTATTGACCAAAGGGCTATGTGCCAACTCATAATAGAGATTGCGCAACCGGAGTTTATTCTCCGGGGTTCTATCTTCTCGTCGCAACATGCGAAAACGGAAATCACGAATAGCTTCGAAGCAAAGATACCTAAAACGGCCATCATACTTCTTCCCGTCGAGTTCCAGGGTATTTCTACCTGGCCACTTTGACATACGGGCATTGAGGCGATCCCATCCACCATATTCCTGCACCATACCTAGGGCGGAACTATGTTTATTGGCTGATCTAATAAGACGTTCGTTCTGTAGAAGACACAGCTGCATATGAGCAGTCACGTGATTGACATCCATACTAATAATCGTCCTTCCATCATTATTGTCTATCTTTTCAATAGGCCGCATTTCCTCTTTGATTGACACTCCGCAAAGACTCCTTATATAGGCAGGGGTTGCAAGTCTATCCCAATACTGGGCATAGAAATCACCACAACTGTCCCAATAGGACGACTTGTTTGGGTAGGCATAATTCCAAGGGAAACCAGCACTCTTATCAAGAGACTGATGTGAGATCACCGTATCCGTATTGAGTACGTACGAGTCACACAAGTGTGGACCGAATTCTCGATCTAGCCAAGTACCGGCCTTCTGGTACAACTGCCGCACCTTCGCACTGAAGGGATTACCAGCTCGGTTATATCTAAGAAGTGCTCGATCTGCTATGACCTGCTTGTTCGGACACACTTTGTACTTATTGTACTCCGTAGGATCTTGATGGTGTATAGTGAGATAATTACTAACCGTTTTATCATAGTAGTCTGGTGTGCGTTCTTTAAGAAACTTCTGCACCTTCCCCATGAACGGTAAATAGTCGCCCAGACCTTCGCCATGGACGATGCTGACCCGACTCAACCCGATTTTCTCGGGGTAGTCCCGCAGCATAATTACCAAATCTTGTAAGTTTGGAGGAGAATGGTTTGGTAGCATCTCATCCAGCTCTAGTTTAAAGACTCCGCTTTCGCACGAGTCATTCCACTAGCACTGTTGATTAATTGCTCCCATCTCTCCATATAAGACACATTCGCATTATGGTCAAAAACTGGTTTCGTGGGCTTCTGAGCCTCCTCGATCCAGCCAGCCCCTGTTGGATAAAAACTAGGGGTACCTCCACGCGTACTACCTGTACCATGGAAACCAATAATAGCGCCATCTGAAGCAGCGATATAAACACCACCACAGGAACCGTCTATTGACGAGCCATCAAAAGCTGTCAACGTAACGTCACGGGCCTCTCCAACTGGACGAGACTCGCCGACTTTACCAACCGACACTTGTACATTATTGTTACCATCACAGAAAACAAGGGAAGCTAACTCTCCTTGAACAGGGAGTCTAGACTTCAAACCTTTGTTTAACTTGATAGGCATTCCTTTTGGGAAATCAAAAGACAACTGGTCCGGTTGAGACATAACAACATTAGACTTTAAACCTAACTCACGCCATTGCTGGTCAGCACCTAGGACTTCAACCTTGGTACCACCAGTCACACCATGGCGGGGGATAAAAAGCTTCTGCGAATAAGGAAAAGCGCACACTTCAGAAGTATAGCCAGATTTATCTGTCATTCTAACCCTATATAAAGTAGGGATTGAAGTAATAGCATGACCAGTTCTCAACTGTTCAGCATTCTTCTTTTTACGTGAAATTTGACGATTTTTCTTAACTTTCTCCTGATTAGCAGGGGTCAGAGTTTTCAACGTCTCTGTAACCTTAGCTAAAGCTTTCTTGTTTTTAGCAACGAAAGCATCGTGTTTAGCTTGATCAAACTTAGGATCGGTAGGCTTCCACTTAGGGTTGGCTAAAACGTCTTTCAACTGTTTCGCTTTACTCACTAGAGCCTCACGCATAATACCCCAGCCACGAACATCATTGTACTCATCGGTACGCCAGTTCATGGAGGCATCAGCCCGTCCACCAGATATGTCAAACTTGCTTTTTGGTTTTTGAAACTTCTTGTTGCCCGCATCTTTGGCTAGTCTAGCACGTTTGCCACCCTTACCACCTTCAACAGTAGTCTTAGGGCGTCTCATATATGAGACCATATTCTTTAACAAAAAGAACATAGACACAACGGAAACTATACCTGCAGTAACAACAGCAGCTTTCTTGATCTCGGGTTTATGAATCCCGATCCAAGAACAAGTATACCAATAAACTTCATCCAGGAACGCTTTAGCACTCAAGCCTAAACGTTCAAAAGCAGAACTCGCTGTCTTAGGTTTATAACCAAGACCTTCACGGTATCTACCTTCAGCAATCTTGCGCTGTTGGGCCGCAGCCTGTTCACACAGCTTATCAAGCTTTCTCTGGGCATCTGTCTGAGGATCCGGGACATCGTCATTTAAAACTTCTTCCTCATGGATCTCAAAATCTCTGTGCGCTTGCCCGTTATTCACGGGATACGCTACAGGAACCTCAGCAGGTAAACAACTTTTGCACTCGTCATCTAGACAACGAGCACACTGCAACTGAAACTCAGTCTCAACTTTGGGCATGCCTTGACAAACCAAGCACATATTCCAAGGATACCAAGTGACATCGTCAGCGTGGGTGGAACAATCATGTTCACAATCACACTCAAACCAACACCCGTCACAGAAAATATCTTCATCATGTTCACACTTAACCTCATCCTCTTCAGGTTGGGCTTGAGACTTTATCTCAGGAGAACACTCACGAAAATGAGTACAATGATGACCACCGCAGCTCACATTACATGAACCACTGGCAGACGAAGACATCCTTTTAGGGCAATCATTGGCATGAATACACTCAGCTTTAACACTGTCGTGCTTACATTCAACTTCCTCATCATCGCCATCAAAGAAACTACTAACAGCTTCTCCTAAAGAGAACGCACCATCAGCTATTTCAAAGATAGATTTAGCGTCTTTCCACACACGCGCAAGACCACTAATCACTAAAATAAGATCATTCGTAGAATTGTAAAGAAAAATAGGTACCATTGCTGCAAAAACAGCAGTTTCACGGGCATGTTTAAACTTCTTGATAAGTTTCACCTTTGCCTCTTGACGTGTAGTGCGGTTCTTAGCTTTCACAAACTTATAGAACAACGCACCAATGGTAGCTAAAAACAACGTAACAAAAGCCCACTCCTTTACTGAGTTAGGCATACGGATCTTAAGAACCGTATATTTTACATTGGGCATGAGAAAACGGGGATTAGTTTTTGACTCGGCTTTTTCAGCATCAAAGTCTGGATTTTCAACCACAACATCCGTCTCAGGCCTGGTAGGATCAAAATCACTACGTGGCACCTTCACCTCCTGGAACTTCTCAGTAACGGTACTAAAGGCGTTTGACACAGCTTCTCCAGCTGC